AATAGTATTTGCCCGGTGTGTAGTTCTTTATGTAAAGTAATTCCATCTTTTTATTAGATGTTCCGAATGCAGGAATCTCTTTCTTATTCTTTTGTGCTCTATGGTCAGTCCAATCAGTGCAATAGTAATATGTATCTACTCTTAAGTTATCATACAACTTACCTGCTCTTATATTCTGAATAGGAGTGTGATACATCTTTACAATCTTAGTATGGTCATCGTTCCAATATACTTGGAAAGCTGCATTGCCATATAACTTCAAATCGAATGCTACTCTCTTAGTCTCCTCTTGCGGTAATATCTTGTCAAGAACAGCTTGAAATGCTTCGCTCTTAGAGTATAACCCTTTACCAAAGATCAAGTCTGCAATCCCTTCTATACATGCCGCATTTGTAGTTGATGTTGTAAAAGCATCTGTGATATTCTGAAAGAAATCATCTGGTCCTAATATACCAACAGGCACCCATGCGTATCTTGTCTTAGTATCTTCTACTATGATAGGAATGTTTTGCTGTGTTAGTTCTACAACTGAAAAGTTTTGTGCTATTTTCATATTAATCGAGTATAATGTATTCGTTATCAGTTACATTGCTAATGTATTGTTCATCAGCCGGAATCTGATTTATATAATTTGGTTTATCTATTGATTGTGATGTATATACTTGCAAGCTACCATGCCATATTGAACCTGTTCCATCCGATATGTGGGCTCTATACTCATCACCTACAGAAGCAGATGTTATAGAAGCTGTGAATTGTAGTAATCCTTCGTATGAATCAAACGTATAAGTTAACGATGATGAAGTGTTTACTAATGTGTACATGTTCTGCAAATGTAGAGTTAAGTTCGATGAGCCCGTTGGTTCTGTTCTAAACTTAAACAAATTGCTTCCTGATATGTAATATGCTAACATTATCCTGTATTTATCTTGTAATTATCTATGACTTAACAATCAATAAGCAAAAAGTAGTGAGCATAAAAAAAGGGATGAACATGTCATCCCTTTAATATCTTAAGCGAAATACTGATTAAGAGTTTGTGCCATACACAATAGTTGGAGGGTTTGTTACCGCTCCGAATGGATTTTGGAAAGTTGAACCAGAAATAAATGCTGCCGGTAATTGCTCTTGTCCAGTGAAAGTGATAGAATAACCATAAAGGTCACCCATCGCTGCACCTGTAGAAATACTACCTGCTGTTAAATCTGCTCCTTCTCTTTGTCCTACTAACAATGTATCACCATTCATAGTGTGAACAAAGATTTGAGGTCTACCATAAGCCATTAATTTTAATTGAGTGGTCATCTCATTTGTCAACTTCTTCAAGTTAAGAACTAATTCTTGTGAAAAGAAAGTAGTTCCGTTTTCTCTTGAAGAGTTTACAGTTTCAGTAAATGCGCTAGTGCCTTTAAGGTCATATGCGTACGCAGTTAAACCAGCTGGTAAAGATTCGATTAATGCATCTGAATCACCATTGGTTGTGTTAGCAAGAGAGCCAGTAAAGTTTACAAAGTAAACTGCTGATATCCCACCTACTGATTCCTTACATACTTCGTTACGACCGGATGTTAAGTTACAAGCCATTTTTTAATTTTTTAATTTATGTTTAAATTTTAATTCTGAAACTATTAGAGTAAAGGGGAGTATGGTTAACTCCCCTATTCCTTACTCAATTAGTTAGGGATATGGATTGCAATATCCTCACCGATACCGAATTGTGTACCAGCTGTATATCTCATAATGATTCTATAGTTTTGAGAACCGTCTAAGTCAGCCATGTCTAATACTCTAACTTCGTTGTAGTCACTCATCAAACCAGTACCGAAGTATAAGTTAGATTTTTGTGCTGCTACCATGTAGTTAGCTGTCATACCTGGACACATTACAATATCAATACCATTGAAGTTGTATGGTTTCTCACCTACAGTTAACTGATTGTTGTAGCCGTTAACGCCAGTTGAACCACCACCTAATGCAGTTTGGTAAGCCTTAGCTACACCTGTTGGAACGTAGATTAATAAATCTTCTTTTCCGTAAACTTCGTTAGGGATAGCGTTTACTAAACCATTTAATTTAGTGATTACGTTAGCTGAAGTGATAGAACCAGATTCTGCTGATTTGATTACTGCATCTGCACCACCAGCTGCTGCTGATGCTGATAACGCTGGTAATAAACCTGCGAATTGTCCGTTGGTTGCACCAACACCTTGCCAAATAGATGTTTCAGTTGCTTCTGCTACTTTACCACCTACATAAGAGATTAAGAAATCATTGAAAGATGCAGGGATAGCGTCAAATGCGCTATAACCCATAGAAATAGCTTGCCATGAGTCCAGAAACTCTTGCTTACATAATTGTAAGTTAACTTGTAATTCTTTTGGTTCAAGTATTCTTTCAGTAAGAGCTACTGTACCTGAAGTTGCGAAATCGCAAGATGCATTGTTTACGATTGAATCAACTGCAATCTTTTGGATAACTTGCTTGTATTTTACGTTAGGAACGATAGTTACATACTTGTTGTCCAAAGTTTTAGCTGATAACAACGCTGCAGCAATGTATTGTCCTGCGAACTCACCAGCGTATGTAGATGTTACAGACGGCTGTTGAAAATTTTGTTGTTTTCTCATTTTTTTGAAAATTTTGTTTTAATAATTTTATTTATATAATTTAGATAAGAATGCAGATTGTGAATTCTGAACTTTCTTACCAAAGTTATTTACTTTTGGTTTTGCCATTGATTCCTCAACAGGCGCTCCATCTAATTTAGGAAGATCTTCTTCCTCTTCCATTTCCTCTTCTTCTTTTGGTAACATAGCTTCAAACTTCTTCTCCATTTCAGAGATTCTGTAAGCCATATCTTCCATCATTTTTTTCATTTCAACCTTATCATCATCAGCTGGGATAGTATCAGGAGTTTCAGTTTCTTCATCAGAAGATTCATCACCACCAATATCTTCACCTGCGATAGATGCTAATTCAGCTACTTCGTTTTCTTTAGGCTCCATAGTTGTAATTGGTAAAGGCTTAACTTCTACAGTTTCTGCTTTTAACTCTACGTTTTCTCTCTCAGTAATTACACCATCTTTGGTCATTACTTTGATTCTAACTTCGTTACCTTCTGAATCTTTTAAGAATATCTCATGCTCACCATCTGGTGCTGGAGATTTAGTTCCATCTTCTGAAACCACTTCTACTAATTCACCTACATCGAAAGTATTTGATTCTAAGATTGTTCCGTCTGCTAATTTAGCGTATGTCATAGCTACTTCTTTATCCGAAGATAACATTGCTACGATTTTGCCAAGTACTTGTTTTGCATTCATAGTGTTCTAATTGTGTTTATGTTGACTTAACAATCAACGATTATAAAATAGTTATTTTTTTTAATTTATTTGAAAGAGCTGATAAGAATTACCCTATCAGCCCTTAATATTTTGTTTATGCGCAACTTCCACTTGCTGAGATTACACCATCACCACCGGTTACTTCGAACCAACTTCCTGATAGAGAGTAGAATCCGTTATCCATTGCTGCTACTAAACCAGAACCAGGAGATAATCTACATCCTATTGTTATTGAAGAACAAGGTGACCAGAATCCTGATGAACTATCTGCACATGCACTTCCTGAATTAGTTGAATTAAATCCAACAGGTGTGTATTCGTAAGGTATTACAGTTGTAGTTGTAGTTGTAGATGGGCAAGAACCGATTGAATCGATAATACCCGCACTACCACTTACTAAATACCAACTTCCAGCGAATGCGTAATATCCATCATCTACCGGCGATACTAAACCAGGGCCTGTTGCTAAGTAAGAACCTGTTGTTAATACTGCATCATCTGAGTAAACAGTCTCACCACTATTGTTACAAGCGTTTTCTGCTACACCAGGTGCGTATCCACCATTGAATTCATAAGAAGGAGCTGCAGTTGTTGTAGTTGTAGTTATGTTTGAGTAACTTCCACTATAGTTAGTTACTGAAGATAAGTAAGCGTATTCGGTATCAAATGATACAAACTTAATTATATCTATAGAATTTCCGTTAGTTGGTGTATATAATGAACCTGATTTCTGCCATACATTTTCTGAGAATGAAGCAGTTGCGCCTGGCTGAGTTCTTACTCTTAAGTAAACTGTCTGAGCTTCATTGATATTAACCACATTGATAAATGTAGATGCAGTTTCTGCTAATTCAATTGAAAAGAAGTTTTCTACATTCCAATCTAATTCTACAGAACCCGTTACTATTGGAGGGTTTGTTGTGTTTCCTTTTAATGCTCCTTGTACGGTTAATCCACCTTCAAAAGATGTATTACCAAATATAGTTAATCCACCACTTGCTATTAATAAGTTATTAAATGTGAATGGACCTGTTACACTTCCACCATCAGTTACAGTCAATGAGCCAGTTACTACTAAAGGTCTTTGTAATGATACTCTACCATCAGTATAGTTACCTTGCGATTGGAATATTGCTATTTGATAAGGACCTGAAGAACCAATACCATATAAGGTTGGTTGTGGTGACCACGATGCGTAAGGCCCTCCAATGTTTGTTGGATTAGCCGATACACCAATTATTTTAGATTGTCCCATTCCACCACTACCATCAACATTGTTAATAGTAACTGATGTTATGTTTGATGATGTAGAACCTGATGATATAGTTTGAGTTCCTGTGAATGTATTTGAACCCGTAGTTGCAAATGAGCCTGTATCTATTGTAGATGTTGGAAGAGGAACTCCGTTTACTTTATAGTCTCCAGTAATATCTACCGAACCCGTTATATTTGTAGAACCTGATATTGTTAATCCGTTATCTGCAGTTATATATGCTTTTCTACTATCAGCAAAGTTATCAACCATTACATAAGTTGTATCATCACCTAAGAATAGGTAACCACCACTTGCCGTAATGTGTGTATCTTGTGCTGCAGTATTATATATGTTTAAATATCTAGCGTCAGTAAGATCAGGTTGCAATATTAAATTACCTGTTGATTTAATACTATCAGTTAAAGCAATAGAACCTGATATTTCTTGGTTTCCAAAGAATTCGTTAGAACCTGTAGTTGCGAATGAACCAGTATCAAAAGAAGGTGATACACCACTCGTACCTGAAGTTCCATCAATACCGCTTGTGCCTGATGTTCCACTAATACCAGATGTGCCACTTACACCACTTGTCCCACTAACACCGCTTGTTCCTGATGTGCCACTCTCACCTGAAGTTCCACTAACACCTGAGGTGCCTGAAGTTCCGTTAGTTCCATCTGCACCACTCGTTCCGTTTGTTCCGGAAGTTCCAGATGTGCCTGATGGTAATTGAGATATTATAAATAACATCTGAGTATTGTTAGGAAACTCGTATGTTGATGCTATTAAAGTTATAGGGAATGTCCAATATGTTGTATTATCTACACCAGCCCCTACTTGCCATCTTTGATAGTTTGTATGTGATGCCTGGTCTTGTAATACTATAACTGAACCTGATGGTATGTTACCTAAAAATATATCGGTGTTATTACCATTTTGGTCTATATCACTTACGTTAATAGAAGATGCTGATGCCTGAGTTGCCGTATTCCAAATGATATGACCATTAAGAGGGTCACCACTTGTTATGGTATCTTTTGCTTGGTAGTTAAAGAATGTGTTTGATTGGCCATTCTGTCCATTAACACCACTCGTACCAGAAGTTCCACTCACACCTGCTGTTCCTGCTGAACCATTAGTTCCATCGATACCACTTGTACCCGATGTTCCGTTTGTTCCTGCCTGTGCCATTAAATCCCAAGCAGTTCCTACATTAGGTTGTGCGTTAAAGTTATTCTCAACTGCTACATACGATGAACCATTATATTGAACTACATCATTAATAAAGTAGTTAGTAGAAGAACTCCACACATCTCTCCAAGTAAATCCATTACCTGAAGTGCCTGATGTTCCGTTTACTCCATTCGTTCCGTTTATACCTGATGTTCCGTTTGTTCCACTTACACCTGAAGTTCCGTTTGTTCCGTTAACCCCATTTGTGCCGTTTAATCCGTTAGTTCCATTAACTCCATTTGTTCCATTGATACCTGATGTGCCAGATGTTCCACTTACACCGCTTGTACCTGATGTTCCAGCTCCCCCTCCAACTACTGATATAGTAGCAAGTCCATTAACAATTGATGCTGTTAATGATGAAGAAAAGTTTAATATTCCAGCTGAACCTATTTGGTTACCATTATTTTGAATAATTACTGAACCCGATGTTAAATTTGCTATTTCAAATTTAAGTGAGGCTGAATCGATGTTATATTGAATTTCATCAACTAAGGATTCAATCATATCAGAATTGAATTCTCTCAATGCAGCTGGTGTGATAAAACCAGTACTATTATCAGGAAAATTATTCTGATTTTCCTGCTCTAATTGCGATTTATCTAATGACATATTATTATATTATTTTATTGTTCTGATTGGGTTTGAGAATATGGAACTTGAGTTACACCTACTCCTTGCTCTAATAGAGCTCCATTACAACACTTACGGCTGTAGGTATTCGAATTTAAACACAAACAAGCTCTCCTACTATTCTTTGGAGAACTTTTACCCTGTGTAGGTCCTATATAGATACCACTTGTTGAAGCGTATCGTTGTAAATAAGATGGTGTTGGCATATTAAATTGTTTATATCCATATAACAATTATCCAATTAAATGTAGTTATTACTTATGCTTAGCCATCATCTCTTTCTGCATGAGATTCTGAAGATGGTTGTAATCTGATTGATACGATAAATATAATAGACAAGTATCCAATGGTAAGGTAACTACTTCGCTTATTCGGTTTACATCATTACCACACAATTGCATTACTGCTCCATAGCCTTTCCACTTTTTTCCAAAATTGATTTGATGTTGTGAGGGAGCATC